TAAATACAATCTCTCATTTTAGATTATATTTATTACAAATTAGATTATTTTATTTTAGATTATTAATAGATTATATATAAAATAGATTAAATATTTAATCCATCATTAATAATTTATAAATTATTAATCGCACTTAGTCTAAATAGTATATAATCTACTAGATTATTTTATTTCTTGATTATTTTTATAATAATTTATATTATTCTATATTATTATTGTTTAGATTATTGTTTTAATCCACAATATAACATAGAATATATTATTTAACTACTAAATAATATATTCTTCTATTTATCATTTAACCTCTTCCGCTTTAGTTTGCTTTAATTTATATAATTGTCGTCTTCTCTCATTTATATAGTCTCTATTTGCATTATAATAGTTCTTCTTTTGAATAGTTATTTGCTCTTTATGTGCTTCATTATATAATTTATTTTGTATTTTAATTCTCTCTTTATTTAACTGCTTATATGCTTTGTTCTTTGCTCTTATAGTTAGTCTATTATCATTTCTATATTCTGCACGAGTTCGTCCAGCTATAAACATGTTTACGCATTCATTTTCCTTTTGGTACTTGCCTTCAATTCTTTCTAATTCTTGCTTATTATTACATTTACATAATTCAACTAATTCTATTTGATAGTCTCCACCCTCAATAACTTTAAATGATGAATAATAAGAATATTTAGTATTATCTTTTGAATAGCAATAAAAGTCTATTACATGCTTGGCTAATCTTGCTTCTAAACTTTGAGTAGTAGACCCATAATAACAAAGGTTTAATGAAGGACTAAATATTCGGTAGATTTTTGCATTTTCGTAGTTAGGCATTTTATATACTAAATATATTATTTTTTCCTTTAACTACTTATTTTCCTAAATAATATAATTATTTTTAATTAATTAATTAAATACTTTTTAACGAACCATTCCTGAAAATTTACCACCTGACATAGCACCGCCTGAATAAACACCTGAACCCATAGAGTGCATCGCCTTAATTTTCTGTTTCATCGCTTCTTTAACAATCGGCATCTGCTCGTTGCCTGAATTCTGCATATCTCCATGAATTCCACCACCAAGAACTCGGTTGTATTCAGCACTTAATACTGGATTAACCATCTGCATAGATTTAGCATCTTCAACGAGCGATTTAGTTAAAATACCAGTAAAAATCTGTGCGCTGCCGGCCAAATTTACAAAAATTCCGCTATTAACTGCTAATACAACAACTTCAGCAGTTACATCTGAACCTGTGAACTGTGTAGCATTAACTCTAATTTGGAAGTTAAATGAACCAATACAGCCTGGCGCTAAATACGATGGAAGCGATAAATCAGTTGGCGAAACGACGAAGATAGAACCTGTTGTTGCTTGATTGCCTAAACCACCATTTCCTGTAGAACCGCCAGTTTTTGTAGTGAACTGATTTACTCGTCCGCTGAATTGCGACCAAGTTTGTTTAGAACCATTCTTAACTGAAAGCTGATATAGCGAAAATTGATTAGCAGACGATAATAAACCTGAAGCATTATTGAGATTAATTGAGACGCTATTGATAACACAATTGTATTCGGCATCACGGATAGTCATATCCGCCATAGATTTACGAACACAGATAATGAAAAGGTCTGGAAGCTGATTGAGCTGAATATTGTTGCTATTTAATACTTTTTCAGTTCCACCACTAACAACAGTTCCACCAAGGGTAATAAAGCGTGGAATATCAACATAAGGAACTACATTTTTTGCACTAATTAAATCGGTGGACTGCGAAGAGTTAAAGCAAACAACGAGTTCAGTTAAAGTAAATGGAACTGTAGTATTTTGTGTTCCACTATCAACATTAATACCTAATTCAACTTTAGTTACAACAGTAGAGGCAACGCCTACAGATAAAAAGCGTTTGGCGGTGCTGTCAATATTAAATACGAAATTCATGGCGTTAATGCCTACTAAACCTTGATTGTTATACGCAGGCTGTCCGTAGATAAAAGGCGATAAACCAATAATGGGTTCAAATATTTCAACTTCATACGCTAATTTGAAAACATTAGAAGTAGCGGTAGAAGTTAAAGTTTTTTCAACTGTTCCATCTGCGAGTTTTCTGCTAAAATCAACAAGTTTAACTGGATAAGAGCCTCGTGGTTGGAAATATTTAGAGTATCCAATCTGATTAGCAGTAGCAAGAACATTATTAGCATTTGAGGAGGCAATATTTGTAGTATATAGAGCAGTATTAAAATCTACTAAATTGGGACACATGCCGTCATATCTTGCAAGTTCTTCCTGCGACATCATTTGAAGTAATTGGGGGAGAATATCCTGAATATTTGAAGACACATTAGAATTGTTAATAGTTGCAGAAGCAGTTGTGAATAAATGATTTAATGGAAAGGCTTGAAGAGCATATTGAGTGCCGTAGCCACCAGCAAAAGAACCGTTAGCAACATCAGTTTCTGTTACTGTAAAGCGAATTGTGGATTTAATAAAAACTTCACGGTCTACTACAACATTTTCAGAGGGAACTGTTACATTAAAAGTTAAGGACGAGGAAGACTGCGAGATTGAGGGGAATGGCTGGTATGTTTTGGAGGCCGCACCACTTTTTACTGCGTACACAATTTTATCTGTGATTCCGCCTAATACCGAATCGCGAACTAGAACCGTGGAGAAGTCAGAGGACATTTTTATATATATTAGTTATATAATTATTTTGGTTAGTTATTTCTAAACAAAATAATTAATTAATTAAGAAAATGTAAGAATATAATTTCCGCTTAAATCTCTCACAACCTTTAAATTAGCCACTTTATAGTTTCCACTTAAATCAGTACCACTATTATCAAATAGCTCATTAATTGCTGAAGTTGCATCAATAGCATTTAACAGAGCTTCATGGGTCATAGTCTCATAACCTTCAATTCCATAATATTTACCTAAAGCTTGTGCTTCCTCTAAACTCGTTCTATCAAAGTCGTTAATAGCCATTTATAATATATAAATATATTTTTATTTATTATAAAATTTAATTATAAGTTTTAATATTAAAATGAGAGATTAAGTTCTCTATTGTAAATCTTTAATATTCATAGAAGCTAAATTTATTTGCTGGTTCTCTCCTAATACTTTCTTCTGAAATAATAGTTTAATAGAGGACATAGCACCACTTGCTAAAGTAAAAGGGACTAAATTGCCTGTCTTGGTTCTCCAAAAAACATTTATATCAATATTTTTAAGAGGTTGATTACCAGTTAAATCTATCATACGATAAATTTTTGGAACATATAAAAGATTTGGTCTATATCCTTGTTGGTTAGTCTGCAAGTCCGTAATAATAAAAGCAAAAGCATTATCTAAACTTGAGCTTGGTGGATTTGAACCAATTGAAGAAGATGCTGTAAACTGATTTACTACAATAGGAATTGAAGTTGTTGTAAAAACGAGAGCATTAACAGGCGTCCATGTATCAATTGTGCTTATTTCTTGGCTCTGCTTTATTAGTAGTCCTGATTGGCTAAATTCTATTACAGGATTAAGATTATCATTTGGCAGAGTTACAACTCCTGTGCTTGAGTTTGTATATTGTGATAAAAATGAATAAGGAATAATATAATTGAGAGCTGGGCTTGGATTGACTAATCCTAAACCTGAACTATAAAAATTTAATGTATAATATAATTCTCTCTTTCCAAAGTCATCTGTTAAAACCTTTTTAGTTGCTGGTAGACTACTAAATAAACTATATAATGGAGCATTAAATGATAATTCAAATTTAAAAGGTGTAGGTGCTAATGGAGTGCCTACATTATTAGATGAGACAACCGCCCATGTAGTTTCAGGAATAGCATAATTAATATTAGCAATTACAGCATTAGCGGCCTTTTGGTATGTTTCAAATAGTAATGTTACATATACATCAGCAGTTAAATTACTTTCATTCCAGTCAATAAAAGGTGGTGTTGGGTATTGTCGTGCTACAATATCAAAAAAATAATTTATTAATTTATCGTATTGGGGTAGTGGATATATCCAATTTTCATATACTCGTTCTATAAAGTTTTTATATGCTAATTTTAGAGTTTTATTAACCATAGTTATAAAATTGTTATAGCTATAACAATAATAATAGGGGTATAATGCTGTGTTTTTTCCTGTTAATGAGTTTTGTGTTGGTGCTGTTAGGTCTTCTACATCTTTAATCCATTTTACGCTTTCAATTGTCGGAGGCATAAGAGGGACAGTATAAGGTATATTAAAAGTATTTGTGTTAATAGTCATATATGTTATTCTTGAAATTGTGTTGTTTTCATTATATCTTCCTACTATAATTGAATTTGCTGTGTTTACTGTATGAACGAATTGAGAATAATAACCTGCAGAACCCATATCAGGGATAAGTTCATTTATAAATGGATTATGTGGTATAAATTGATTTTCTGCGAATCTATGGTATCTGTAAACTTTGTCTTTAAATGTTGAAATACTTGCATATATTCCACTTCTGTCTAAACTTAATGAAAAACCAAAACATTTAGAAGCTCCTGCAGGAGCAGAAAGAGTAGCTTGGTCTGTCCAACCACTACCAATTGGTCTTCTATAATATCTTACTTCACCAGCACCAGTAAATGTAAAAGGAAGTCCTGAAAATGGCGCTCCCACAATCAATATTCTTCCGTCAGGCGTTAAATCAAAACTATATCCTAAATATTGTCCTGTTCCTCCAAATCTTACTAGTGTCTGATTATATACTGCTGTTGTTCCTACTCTTTCATAAACAAAAATTGCCCCATTTGTTCCATTTCCATAAGGGTCTGTTATAACTACAACAGAGCCGTCTGTTGAACTTTTAAACCCCATGGAGCTTAACCCATTTCCGTTGTATCCAATTATGCTTGGAGTATATCCATTCGCAGTTACAGTTATGGGGGCTGTTAATGGAGTTATATTTCCGTCTGTATTAGTAAAAACTTGAAATTGTCCTAAATCTATTCTTCCTATAAAAATAAGGTTTCCATCTCCTGAAATACCTGCTGATTGAATTACTTGGGTTGATGAGTTTAATAAAGTGCATATTGTTACTGCTCGTGTTTGTGTATTCCATAAATAAGTCCCATATTTTCCACCTGACACTATATAAAGTCCTGATTCTGATATTCCTACTGTTTTCCCTATTTCTGTTTCGGTGCTATTTCCTGTATAAAATGTTGACCGAAGAGCGTATGGAGCATATCCACTCCATAAGTCTACTGCTTTATCAGATGGAACACCTATTGCTAAATTAATTTTTGTATTTGTGTTTTCAGGTTTTGCTAATGCTGAATATAACCCATAATTATTTGGATGCCCACTACGAGATTCTAATGTGTCTTGTGGGTCGTAAAATTGAGAACCCCCTGATTGTAATACAGCGTTATTTGTTAATTCATAAGCCACTTTATAAATTGTTTTATTAGGGTCAAAAGTTCCTGTTTGTGTTAAATCAGGCTCTCCTACTATTACAGGCAGACTATATGTATCTAATTGAAATCTTGCAACACTCATGTAATAATCTCCAGTATTTTTAATTACAGGGGTTTCTCGTGTTTCTAAAAATTTAAGTGGTTGTTGCTCTTGTGTTGTAGCATTATATATATTCGTTTGTTGCAAATCAAAATACACATAATCAGGATTATTTAATTGATTAAATTTATCAACTTGAGACATTTATATATATAAAATGTTATTTAAATTATTCTTATGTTTTAAAACTTTTTTTGTATTTTACATTATATCTCTCACATTTACAGAAGCCATGCTTATTTTTTGTTTTTCTCCTAATATTTTCTTTTCAAATAAGAGTTTAATAGAACTCATAGCTCCACTTGCTAATGTAAAAGGAACTAATGTACCTGTTTTTGTTCTCCAAAAAACATTTATATCTATAGTTTTAAGAGGTTGATTTCCAGTTAAATCTATTTTTCTATCTACTTCAGGAACATATAACACATTTGGTCTGTATCCTTGTTGATTAGTTTGCAAGTCTGTAATGATAAAATCAAAAGCATTATCTAAACTTGAGCTTGGTGGATTAGAACCGATTGAGCTTGATGCTGTAAACTGATTAACAATAATAGGGATTGAAGTAGTTGTAAAAACAATTGCGTTTATAGGCGTCCATGTATCAATTGTACTTATTTCTTGTCCTTGTTTTATTAATAATCTTGAATGACTATAATGAAATGTATTAGCAGTTGGTATTGTAATAACTCCTGTAGTTGCGTTTGTATATGCTGTTAAAAATGAATAAGGAATAACCGAATTTAAATTGGGATTTGGATTGACTAATCCTAATCCTGAACTAACAAAATTTAACACATAATAGGTTTCTTTTAATCCTGTTGAACTTGTTATAATTTTCCTTTTTGCTGGAAGACTACTGAATAAACTATATAATGGAGCATTAAAAGCAACTTCAAATTTTAAAGGAGTATTTCTTGCTGGAGTTCCTACATAATTAGTAGACACTACCGCCCAAGTTGTAGTAGGCATAGAATAATTAAGATTATCTATAACCGCATTAGCGGCCGATTGGTATGTTTCAAATAATAATGTTACATAGACATCAGCAGTTAAATTTGTTTCATTCCAGTCAATAAAAGGAGGTGTTGGATAATGAACGGCGGTTATATCTAAAAATTGATTTGTTATTCCTGCATCTCCTATTCCAACAATCCAATCATTATAAATTCGCTCTATAAAGTTTTTATATGCTAATTTAAATGTTTTATTAACCATCGCTATAAAGCTATTATAACTATCACAGTAATAATATGAATATAATGCTGTATTTTTTCCTGTTAATGAGTTTTGTGTTGGTGCAGTCGCCGAATTTATGCTTTTAATCCATTTAACGCTTTCAATTGTAGGGACTGATGAAAGACTGCTTGGAACTGGTATAACTGTTCCTGATGGTCTAGCGTCCGCAACTGTATAATTATATATTGTTCCTCCGTTATTTGCAAGAAAAAATGCTTCTCCATTATTAGTCATAGAAATACTTAATCCATAACTTAAACTTGGATTAATATTTGGAATAGTAACAGTTTGTGATAGTGTGTATGTTTCTACCCCTGCTCCTCGTCTATAAATATATGTTGAAGCATTAGTAGGAGCAGACACACTAATAATTGAACCATCATTACTCATAGAGACTGATGCTCCCCAGCCGACAGAATTAACACCTGTTATAGTAGATCCTGTAAGATTAGAAAACGCAGTTCCTGTTCTTTTATAAATATGCATAAAATCACCTGTTCCTGATGATTTAGCAGTACAAGCACAAGCATAAACGCCGTTTCCTGACATAGCAAATGAAGCTCCTATTCTATCTCCTTCTGAAGGTGCTGTAAATTGCCCTGCTATTACATAATTCGTTCCATCAAATCTTCTAAATTCTACATATCCTTTTTGTGTGTCGTGTAAATAACCTGTAGAAATCCAATAATTAGCATCTGTGCTAAATTGAGCCCCTTTATTATACAATTCTTGTATTCCTGATTGTCCGATTTCTGCTCCTACTTGTGCTTGAGTAGAAAAATTATAAAATTGTGAAAGTCCACCATCTGCATTAGCGTTTTGTTTTCCAATCCATAAAATAGTGCCGTTTCCTGCTATTGTTGTTTGTATAGCCCCTTCATTTGCACTAGGGTATGGTTCAAGTTCAGTAAACGGATTTGTTGTATATGTTCCATTTACTATATTGTATAAAAATACTCGGTTTGTTGTAACTGCACTAGCAACTGCTTTTGTTCCGTCATCACTAATTCCCATAGATGTTCCTGTTTGTGTTCCTGTGTCTCCTACTAATTCGTGGGCTATTGAATTAGTTGTTGTTGTTCCTTTCCATATGAAAACACTACCATCGCCAAAATTATAGTTGGGGTCGCTTACCGCTACACATATATCATTTTTAGTTCCACTATTTGCTGTTCTAACACTATATCCAAAATAAAAAGATGGGGTTGATTTTGTTATTTGTGCTGTTAAAGAAAAAGTAGTAGAGGTTACATTTGCTGTTGTTGTAAATGACCCATTTGTTATATTCATAGCCACTTTATAAATAGTATTATCAGGGTCAAAAGTTCCTGTTTGTGTTAAATCAGGTTCACCTACAAAAACAGGTAATTTATAAGT